GATCTGTAATACACCTGTGATTTACAAAGATAACACGCCCACCTTTAGGTAGAGTCATGTTACAATTAGCAAGTGTATGATAGAATACATGGAAAGTCTTCTCTGGTGCATCAGGAATTACTTTCAACTCAGTTTTAATCTCTTCAACCTTAACTTGATTAGCTAAGATAGCTTCATTGTTAGGTTCTACTTCTTCAATTCCCTGAGTTTCACCAACAGATTCATCACTGGCAGGAATAGGCTCTGCAGAAGCTAATCTTTTCAACTTCTCGGCAGTTGTTTCTACTTTAGTTTCATCATTCATTATAGTTCTCTCTTAGTTATAAGTTTAAATTAAAAAAGGGCTCATCCTTAAACCCTTTTTTGAGTTACAAATTACAGCAAATCTTAACCTACAGCTCCTGCATCCAAGTCATAGATAACAGCATTAGCAGGAGGATTCTTAACAATGGTAGTAAGCTCGGTAGTTAGAGTACCACCTACAGCATCAATACCATTATCCTGAGCAACATCACCTGACATGTTGAATTCCTTGTTCTGAGTCTTACGATCTCCAAGGTAAGCAACACGGAAGGTAGCAAGATCAACTGCAACTGCCATCTGTGACCAGAAGATATTAGAGTTGAAGAGAGGATGCTCAATCAGACGGAAGGTACCACGACTCATAGTAAGGGTCTTGAACTGCAAACCGAAGTTAGTCTGACCATCCATCAGTTGATAAGATCCATTCAAACGACCAATGGTATTAATGACAGTCATAGCATGACCACCTACAAATAACACACGTTCGTTAGCACCTTTAGGATCAGTAGCCTGATCAAAGACAGGATCAAGAGCAGTTTCTAACTCAGTAAAGTTAGTAGTTGCACCAGCAGTGGTTATATTGGGGCCTGTATAGCTAGGGGGGTAGTTAGTAATATCACTAACCATGTTGATAAGGCCATCAGCAGTACGGAAGGGCTGACCATTACGAGTAGACTGAGACTTCTGACCAAAGAACAACATCTTCTCAATATCTACTGCATGGAAGGCAGCACAATCTTGACGTGATTCAGCTACGTTAGTTTCACCTGCAATAACCTGAGTAGCACGAGCTGACTCTGAGATAGCCCAAGTATTACGGAAGGTCTGTGTCAGGTTAGTAATACGAACAGGAATAATGTTCTGAGCATTAGGACGAAGAGAAGACTCCTCAAATGCATTACCAACCTGATGTATATCTACGTTATCAGCAATAGCAGCACCTGCTACTGAACCAACACTACGAGTTACTTGTACCTGTGTGGCACTAATAACAGAGTCAATGATGATATTCTCAAACGTAGTACTTACACGCATGATCATACCTGGAAGGATGTTCACAGTGGTATCTACTGTGAAGATGTTAATAACACCATCAGCAATAGCACCATCTAGTTTCATCTCAGGGAAGAGCATAGTCTTAGTAAAGAAACCATGTTCAGTTTGAACTGCTGTTTCACTTGGTAACATAGAAGTTAGACCAAACAGAGGAGCTGAGCCATTAGGCATCAGCCTTGTAATCATTCCAGCAAAGGACTTCTTAGCTAGGTCCTGTGTGAGATTACCGGTATTAAAAAGTCCTGCGGACATAGTAAATTCTCCTAAAGAATTAAAATATAATTAAAAGGTAATAATATTAATATTAATATTAATATTATGGAACAGCTATAAGATCGAAAGTAGCTGCACCTGTTTTAAGCAAAACAAACTCTGTAGCAGTGTTATTTGCTACAGTAGCAATACCTCTTACAGTAACTCCAGTACCGCCAACAAGTATAACAGATTGGATAATATCCAAGCATAAAACTTTGAAGCTGAAAGTATCACCAATATCCATACCAGAAAATGCAGCAGCAAGTTCAGCACCTGTAGGTGTAGTATCTGTTCTATTAGCTGTCATGTTATCCCGAAGAATTAAACCTGAAGCTATCATTCCAGCAGTTAATGCAACATTAGCATCAGTAGTAAGATCATAAGGTGCGTAATTAGCTGCTAAACCATCACCAGCTCGCATCTCACGAATCATACCATCTTGACGAACCAAAGCACGATTAAACATATTATAAATCTCCTATCTATTAAATTAAAGGTATTAAAAGGATTAAACTTGATTCTCCCAGTTACTCCAATCTATTTCACCACTTGCATCTGTGGGATTAATAGGAGCTGGGGCTATTGATTCACCCAAAACCTTAACAAAGTTTTGAGCCATATCAGTTAGTTCGTCGGCAGTTGCATTGGGATTTTTAAGTTGTAGCTGATCCTTAACCGCTGAAATAACGGGTGCTACAGCAGGATTAGAAAAGATAGGATTTGATTTGTGAAGTGCGCTATTAACGCTCTGTTCTTTAACTAAGCCAGGTATCTGATCCATTATGGATTTTACTAGCTTAGCAGATTGTGTCTCAAACATCTTATTAGCAACAGTTGTAGATTGCATCAAAGTTTGTTGAGCCACTAAATTTAGAGCTTCTTGATTAGCCTTTACAGCATCCTCACCACCTACATTGATCCTTGCTTGTAACTCAGGAGTTATAACAGAAGTCATATTAACTTTAGATATAACTTCCTGTAACTTAGCTGGATCTATTGACTCAGGGATAAATCCTTGAGGTGTGTTCTCATTAGGCTTAGTATCCCATAAGTCCTTAAACTGGTCAAGAGGAGATTGTGGTGTTTCTACATTATCAGGTACTACACCATTAGCCGCAGTTCCAGGTGTTTGTACAGGTGTAACTGATGGAGTCTGATCAGCAAGCTTACCTGTAGCTGGATCAGGAGTTGCAGGAGCAGGTTGTGCAGGAGCTGCTGGATCAACTGGAGTCTGCGGTGCAGGTGTTGCTGAGGTAAAGATATTTTTAAATGGGTTAGGCATGATAGTATTATTCCTGTGTGGTAGTGTTATCTATTAATATTTCAAGGGATGCGTTAGATGTATCTATTAGATACTGTAGAAGCTCTATCTTACCTTTAAGACTAGCTTCATCCTGAGCAAAGAGAAGAGGATGTTCTGGATCATAGTCCAAAGCTATCTTCTCTTCTGCATAAGATGATAGATGATTATGCAATACTTGTAACTGTAGTTCATTATAGATACTACCTTGTATTTGCTGTAAATCATCTAGTTTATATTCTGTAAAACTGTTAGGTACTAGTTCTGTTGACATTGTAGTTCTCTGTTATTGAGGATTAACTCTGTTATCTGGAAGTTCTCCTGCGGCAGGTTCAGCAGCTTCTGGTCTATCTTGACCAGCAGGATTATATCCAAAGTCTTGTGGTAAGGGTGGTTGTGGGATAGATTTAAGATCACCTCCTTTTTCAGCTACCGTAATAGCTACTTGTTGCCATTGAGTAAGTGCTTGTTCATAAGCCACTTGTTCTGGACTCTTCTCAAACTGATGTATCATAGCTCCTCTTACTTTCATCATATAAGAGAACATAGGAGCTAGATTAAAACCTCTTCCTAACTCAGGATTTGTACCTAAGACTTGTAGAGCAGTAGCCCAATCGTCAGTACTTATAATCTTATCAGAAGGAACTAATCCATCAGATATCTTAAACTTAAGTATTGCTTTACGAAGTTCTAATGGATCAATCTCTACAGCGGTTTCTTTCTCTCTTGAATAGAGAGTAGCAGCTCCTTGATATTGGAGAATATCTAACTTAAAGATAGTCTTCATAGGAGTAAATACTTGTGCTTCATAGAGTATAGATACAAGTTGATCACGACCATTAGCATTAGCCATGATATCTTCAAACTCAGACTTAGTTCTATTACCTTTAGTAAACTGTCCTTGTCTCGCAGGATTCTGACCAGCTAAGATATTAGACATTTGAACTAATTCTCTTATCTGACTCATATTATTAGCTTGCTGATCCTCTCTATAAGGAAACTGATATACAGCATCAGCTACATTCTTACCATAAGCGGCAGGTCTAACAGGTATCTTAGCTGCAGAGTTCTTAGCATTAATATGTGCTGAGAGTATACGAGATGGATCAAAGAGAACTCTATCTGAGATTGAACGTCTACGAGATTCAAGATTAGCATTCATGAAAGCAGATGTGAGTTCTTGAAACTGCTTAGAGTTTCTTGCTAATGACTTAGTTTGATACTCTAAACCATCTTCATAGGGCTGACCAATTAAGATAGGAATCCAACCATGAGCATTAGTCTGTCTTTCTGCGTAGATAATAACTTCATGATTGATGATAATAAGCTTCCAAATCTGTGGTGTATTCTTAGCTGGAACTTTAAGATCGAATTCAGATGGTAAGACTTTACAATAAAGAGTAGTCTTCTCATAAGTATTCTTATACTTAATAGTCATATTCTTAGCAGTCTGACCAGAAGTACCTAAGCCCGCCCAAGATAACCAGTTCATATTACCTTCGAATCTTTCGTGTATAGATTGCTCAGGATTAATATCTGGTATAAAGAAAGCTTCTGCTGTCTCTTGAGTAGTAGTTCCAGGAATAGCTGAGGAAGAAGACTCAAAAGCTTTAGTTATGTTCATAGTAATAGATCCAGACATACTAGATACAAACTCTTTAAGTTCTATACGAGATAAGAACTCAGTATATCCAGCAAACTCACCTTTCTTATAACATTCAGTAGGTGCTACTCTTGGATCTGCAAAAGTATTATAGACACTTAAATGCTTAAGTTTATTACCTGACCAGATAGTATCTACTGGTTTACCTTGCTCAGGAGAGAATTCTATGTCAGTCTCAATAGATGCCACTGTTTCTTTATCCCAGGATACTTCTATTGCAGACATGTTATATTTAAAACCGTCTCTAAAGAACATCATAAGTTCTCTTGTCCAGCCACCTAGTTCTGCATTATCATCTAAGATAGTTTCCATCTGTAATGCAGCATCCATGAATTCATCATTAGCTACAACACCAAAGATAGGTACACCTGTAAGGAAGACAGAGGCTTGATATACAACAGCAGCTTCTACTTGCGGCATGACTATAGGAACAGTTACATTCTGTAGAACATCTTGATTACCGGCTTTATTAGCGCGCTTAGCTTGAGTTTGATGATCAGTTGTATCATTCTCTCGCATATAAGCTCTATCTATATCTATAAACTTATTACGCTGAGATGTTTGAGTTGCATTAACTGTTAGAAGAGTCTCTCTATAATACTGTATAAAGGAGTCTTGTGATTTCCTTGTTAATACAAAAGATGTGGAATTAGCCATGTTTATTTATTCCTGTTAGATTTCTATTAAAATGCGGTATTAAATTCTTCTACTTCTAATGCATCGTATTCTTGAGCTTCCATGATAGTATTAGAGATAATGAATTCCATATACATCTCAATAGTCTTATTAGCATAGGTGAGTAGATCTAAGATACCATCTGTGTTATCTCGTCTTATAGGATTGAAAGAGATAATCTGAGCAAATGAAGCTGCTTTAGCATTCTTCTCTATAAAGATCTCTCCTTTACCAAGAGATTTAAACATCTCTAATATGCGGGAATTCTTAGATCTTACTCCTGAGTATAATTCAACAGCTTCTATTCCTTCTATACCTAACTGTTGACATATGAAATTGAACCAGTAAAGAAGTGAATACTGATAAGCATTAGATTCAACTCCTATTAAGCGACAGTTATGAGTAAGAGCATATTTAAGAGCTGTACGTATGGTATCACCTGGAGATAATCTATCTTCTGTTACTTCCATGAGACAGGGATAACCATTATGTATCTCAAAGTAACCTACTGATACTTCATCAGATCCTATCTTATCCGTAGCAGGGTCAATAATGATAAAGTTCCCGCCAGGAATATCTCCCTCACTGTAAGGACTATCAGGTAGCTTAGATAAATCGATAAGATTATTGCTACTAGCATTCTCGTCATTAAGTACTTCAGCATAGAAGATCTCCGGATGCCCTGAAGCTAAGTCGTTCTCAAACTCCTTCATTAACTGTTTAAGAGGTTGGAGTTTTTCCCACAAGGAAGTTCCATCTCTTAATATCCCACCAGCTATGAACTTAGTCCAAGTAGGATTGAGTTTAAGCTTACGAAGAATGCTCCACTTAGTGGGATACATATTAGCTATGAATAAGAACATACAGCCATGAGGAGACTTAGCTTTCATAGCTGTACCTATCATCCACTTCTCAAGAGCAGTAGATATGACCTCTGATTCAGCATCTTCAGCTGATTGTATATCATCAAAGACCATTATATCTGGACGCTGATTCTTAATGTTAAGTCCACGAAGAGAGCTACCTGCGCCTAAGGCTGCTAAGGTAATGTTTCTTCCTCTGAAACCGAACTTCTTCATAGCTTGAGTATCTTTCTCCATACCCAAGCGCCAATCACCGAAAACTTTCTTTATATTCGGTTCATCTAACATATCTGCTATGTCTGCAACTATAGCCTCAGCAAGCTTAGCAGAAGCAGATATAATGAGTATGAATTTCTTATTAGTAAAGAGTATACAATAGACTATGAAGATCTTAATAAGTGTAGTCTTACCAAATCCACGAGGCAGACCTAATGCAAGTTGTGGAAATATACGAGCTATATGTACGAAACTTAGAAGCCACACCCACACAGAAAGAAAGACTGTAGGAAATAAAAACTTAAAGACAGTGGGCATTATAAGAGCAGCTAGGAAGTTAAGATCTAACTTAGCAGCTTGTTGTATATCTGCTGCGGATGCTCCTATATCCTGTACATCTACCTGCTCTGCACCAGGAATCTCATTAGACTCTCTTATAGGAGTAACACCGCCGAGTTCTTCTAATAGATTCCTTGGCTCCTGTGAATCAGTCAAAGCCTGTATGTCCTGTATCTCTCATAACCTTCTTAATAGAGTCTATCTGTATCACTAAAGCTATTCTAGTAGGATGACCTATATAATAGTCCTTCAGTCTATTCTGTAGTTCAGCTATATACATATGTGCGAATCTTTCACTCATACATCTACCTCCCTAAGAGGTCTCTTCTTAATAGCTGCCATGATATCAAGATCAGTTTGATCTCTCATAGAAGGAGAATCTAAGATCTCTACCAGACGATCTAGACGTTTACGAGCTTTATGGTTATCTTTCATAGTATGTCTATTTAATTCAGGTTTTATATTTGATTTTAGTTTAGTCATAACTCTCTATAAGAGAGCACTACAATATCAGAGGGAATCTAATAGTGTATTATTCTCTAGTATGTTAGGTTGAGGTGTAGGTTCTTCTACTGGTGCTTCTGATTCAGGTGGTGCATCTAAGTAAGCCTCTGGATGAGGACTCTCTATGCTCTTAAGTAATTCATTAGATTGTATAGTTGTTAGATCCTGATCTCCAGCTTTAACAACTTGATTAACTATGTTAGTAGTAAATTGTTGCACAATCTGAGTAGGCATAGTTATCTCTACTATATTCTGCTGTGCAATAATTGATTCTTTAGAGTCTGTGCCGCGTCTCTTAGCTTCATTAACTACTTTCAATGCTCTCATTATATCAAGGGGCTTGAAGAGAAGAGATGTAGAGTTCTTTAATCTAGCTAAGAGAGTATCTTCTAATCCATCATATTTAGCATCTCTCTCAGTGTGCTTAGTTAGAGCTTCATACTTCCGCCGCGTAACTTCTGCTGCGAAGTCTCTATCAGATAGGAGTTGTGAGATATAAGATGGAGTTACACCTAAAGCAGACGCAACAGACTCCTGAGGAACACCTGAACCAAGAAGCTCAAGTGCACGCCCAGAGGTAGTTCCATGTGCTATCATAGTATCTACTGCTACACTCATAAGAGTCCTCCACTTCTACAATAATACTAACTATTATACGCCTATGTGATGAAAGAGGCAAGCACGCAAGAGAGGGATCTTATGTATCTCCTATCTCCTATGTAATACACAAGAGTAAGGAGAGACCTCTCATAAAAAAGTTTAGAGATTTGTGGGAGCTTCAATAGGAATACCAATGTCACAGATCAAAAAAGGCTTCTATCCCCCCTCCTTTTTTCTACAGCTAAGATATACATTTATAATAGTTAGATAACTTAGATATGTAATTAAATGTAATAGGAGTGCGAAAGCAGTAGATATATTGAGTCGAGTGTGCTATTGTTTCTACTCAGGCGCAATACTGTGACCTGATTTAATCAACCTATAAAGGTATATTGATATGAATACAGATACACATACAACTAGTGCAACACCTGTCACTCCTCGTCAGCTCCTTACACGCGGGACTAACGTAGACGGTGATTATACATTCATGCCCTATAGCCCAAAAGCACCCGTAACAGCGCCACAGGGCTATAGAGTAGCTAAAGTTATGTATAAGACTAACACGAAAACAGGAACTATCGCGGGTGAGAATAGCTGCGTTATAGTCCCTGTTATAGAGTCTGAAGTAGTGACTGCTAATATGGATAGACTGACTAAGCATGTCATTAATATGCTGGAAGCTGAGCAGGATAAGATTGTGAAGGGTATACATACCAGTACTGATAATGAGGTAGTAGATAGGAATGCTATCACACTGGATGCAATCATAACTGCCTTAGAAGCTGAATCTGTTTCAGGCAGGCTTAATAAGGAACAAATAGAACAATGGTTTACTGCTCATGTTCAAGATAACTTAGCTATTCTATTCGCTGATAAGCTTGGCTGTGAATTAACTGCTCTTGATGCGCCTAATAGTAAGCTGTCATTAACTGTTAAGGTTTATAAGGATATGCTTTCTAAGCTTGCAAGTAACACGACTGTTTATCAACCTGAACAGGCAGAGAAATTGTTGCAAGCTGTGAATGTAACTTGTGAGGATGAAGCAAGTAAACAAGATGTAGTAACAATCAAGCTTACTGATAAGCTGAATAAAATGATTAAACCTGTTAATGCTGAGGAGCTGTTAGGCTTGCTGTAATGATTAAGCATAACTGGGATTCTTATAAAGTAGGTAAAAGAACTAAAGCTGTTCTAATCGAGTTGAATATTAGCTCTAAAAAAGAACTAAGATTATTACTTGAAAAGGATGTAACTATTTTATGGCGTTTGCCTCATATTGGCGAAACTACTATAAAAGAGTTATTAGTAATAGCTTTCAATTAATCATTCTTTAACTAAGTAGTTTAGATTAGCCCCTTAATCGGGGCTTTTCTTTTGCCTGTAATAAAGTGATTAGATTACTTGTTAGAATG